AAGGAAAATAATTCAGACCATGATCCTTTGAAAGACGCTGACTGGATCGTAAAACTACAAGTCTTGGGATATCCATCTGCTAGTAGCTCAGTAGTAGAGCCAATTATTACCGGTAAATATGTATCTGTAAATGTAACAGAAATTGACAGTCAGACCGCCGATACTTTTATCGGCAAATGTTATCAATATTTAAAATCTATAGACCCTTTTAAGGATGGCTCAGACGTATAATAAATGTATGGAATAGGAACATATTCACAATCACCATTTAGCTCACTCGCCGGCTCAATAAAAATAGCCGTCGTTAATATGAATATCCAGTCATCCGCGTCTGCTAGTATTTCTGTAACTAGGTTCGCTCAGCCTTCATTTAATATACAATCTACATTATCCGGATCTTTTCAGCGTATAACATTTGCTGAAAGTGATTTTGCCTCTCAGTCTAGTTTAAGTATTGAGGGAACAAGAGTTAGATTAAATAACGCAAATTTATTTAGTAATATTACAATGAATGTGAGTGCTACGAGAATACGCACTTCAGCAGTTTTACCAAATATTACAACTACAATGGATGCCGGTGATTACTTTAGAACAGTAAAGGCGGTTATACCATTTACATCTCAATCCTCTTTATCTGCGTCTGCTACAAGAGTTCAATTTGCCGTATTAAGTATGTCCTCGCAAACTACGATGAGCGTAGACGCGATTAAACTGCAAAATGCAATAGTACCAATGGATATAACAACTAATATGGTAGCTAATGCATCCGGTATATATAAAGCGGTTATTCCATGCGTATTTAATACGACAGTATCTGGTGAATTTAGTAGAGTGCAATTTACAACTTGCCCAATGGCTATACAGACCACCATAGTCGTTGATGCCCGATTATTTTGGGAGCCTCAACCGGATATTACTGAAAATTGGACTGTAATAACTAACCCAACGACAAATTGGTCAACGATTCCAAAACCATCAGAAACTTGGACGGATGCTTGGGCATTTGACGAGGTAGCATAAGGAGATATTTATGACGAATACGACGAATTTTAATATAACTAAACCAGATGTCGGAGCGAGTGAGAATACTTGGGGAAATACGATAAACACTGGACTAGATACAATAGATACCACAATTAAAACTGTATCGGACACTATCCCAACAACTATAACATCAACCACACTAACGGATACTCCCTCGAGTCTAGGAACGGCAAAACAAGTATTAAGAGTAAACTCTGGAGGTAGCGCAACTGAATTTGCAACACCATCCATAGTAGATTTAAGTGATACACCATCGGCTCTAGGAACTAGCGGACAGATACTTAAAATGAATTCTGGGGGAACTGCTTTAGAGTGGGGAACGGATAATGCCGGAGGTAGTTTATCCGGATACGCGACTGAAAGTTACGTTAATACGCAAATAGCAAATGTTAATACAACTTTAACAAATAGCTATTACACTACAACCCAATCTATACTATTTACAGTAGGTTATATACCTCGCGTCTATACCTCTGGTGATTTAACACCATCAGCCAATACATACGCAACTTTAACTCATAATTTAAAAGCAAAAGGAAGTCATTCTGGTGCTAGCACTACATCTGTAGCACCAGATGTTATCCAAATATTATTTAAATGTACGTCCGCTGATTTAGGATATTCTGCCGGCGATATAATACATTGGCAAGATCATTTCGCAGATACAAATAGTATCCCTTATGCGATTGTTGAAAGTGGGAATACAACACAAATAAGACTTTATTATGGCGGAACTGGTTACTATCACCTTCCTTCAAAAATAAGTGGGAATGCCGGTTATACGAATGGTGGAGCGATAGGCAAATGGGCATTAATAGTAAAAGCGTGGGCATTTTAATATGGCTTTATTACCTCTAAACATCCCTGCCGGAGTTTATAAAAACGGAACGGATTTGCAAGCCACCGGTAGATGGGCGGACTCTAATCTTGTTAGATGGCATGATGACTCTTTACAACCGGTAAAAGGATGGAGAGCTAAATCTGGAAGAGGTTTTGCATATCCATTGAGAGGTTTATTAGGGTGGAAAAGTAACACCGGCTCTCGATACTTAGCTACCGGCGACTATAAAAATTTATTCGTAGTTTTACCTAATGACTCCGTTTTTGATATTACACCGACTGGTTTTACAAGTGGCAGAGTTTCTGCAAGTGGGATGACCGGATACGGAGCGGGATTTTACGGACAGGGCATATATAATGCACCGCCTATTTCAACCTCATCAGTTTTAGAAGATGCTACATCATGGTCTTTAAATGCATGGGGTCAAAATTTGATAGCCTCTACTAAAGATGACGGAAAGATTTATGAATGGGTTTTAAATACCTCAAATCCTGCGTCTTTATTAAGTAACGCACCGACAAGTATAGTAGCCACGATAGTTAGTGATGAGAGGTTTTTATTCGCTTTTCAAACTAGGACAGTATATTGGAGTGACCAAGAAAATAATAATGTATGGACTTCCACCGCAACTAATCAAGCCGGAAACATAACTCTAGAAACTCAAGGTAGTATTAAAACTGCGGAAAAAATTAAAGGCGGTATTATAATATTAACGGATGAGGATGCTCATACCTCAACATATATAGGCTTGCCATTTGTCCACTCTATACAGAGAGTCGGTTCTAAATGCGGTATATTTTCTAAGCAATCCTCAGTATCTATAGATATAGGTGTAGTATGGATGGGAGACTCCGGTTTTCACATTTATAGCGGTGGTCGAGTCCAAGAGCTAAAATGCGATGTAGCAGACCATGTATACGGCGAAATAAATATGGCTCAAAAATCAAAAGTCTGCGCCGTAGCAAATTCTAAATATGACGAGATAATCTGGTATTATCCGGTGGCTACAGAAAACGATAGATATGTAGCTTGGAATTATAAAAACAATACTTGGTCTATAGGACAAATAGGTAGAACAACCGGTATAGATTCCGGCACATTTGAGTTTCCAATACACGCCTCATCTGAGTTTCATACAAGTAATATAGGCAGGGGAAGATTTACTATACCGGTTACGTTTAATAATACTCCGGCAGACAAAGATGGTGCTAGTGATGACGTTAATAATTATGTAACTCAAATGCACGATATAACCGGAATGAATGGAAATGGAACATTTGGAACCGGTGTGTTTACCAAGAGTTTAATGAGTACTGCCACAAATAATATTAATGTTGTGAGTTTAGGTTATTTATCTAAATTAGAGAATGGCTCAAGTACAGAATATGAAACAGTTGTTTTTCCGGCACAAAGATTATTATATAGAGTCCAAAATATAGGTGGGACAAATAGTTTACCCGATTATATTTTTACAGTTACCGGCTTGGACGCTAATGGAGTTGTAGCTACAGACTCATATGGGATACACGCTAACGGCACTTTTTATACAACTACTACTTGGACTAAAGTTACTAATATAGAATTAAGTAGACACGCAAGTCAATCGGCATTTCCCTATTACACTTTTGGTGTTGGTTTAGAGACCTATGGCACTCCATCATATGCCCAGATAAAAAATCAATATAACGGAATAACAACTTCTGGGATTGATGTGAATACTGTAATAGACGCGGAGATAACTGCCGGAACATTTATAAAAGATGGCTTGGTCAAATTTGTTGCAAGTGCAACCGGAACTCCCCATTCACTCGGCACGGATAACACAATACAGTTATTTACAAGAAATAAAGAATTTTTGACTCCTAATCAATATATGTTGTTAGAACACGAAGTGGGAGAGTCTAGAGACGGAAATGTACCTTATGCAGAAACTGGTGCTATACAATTAGGGAATGGTGACCGGTTAATGAAAGTTAATAAATTAATACCGGATGAGCGTACACAGGGTCAAGTAACCGCAACATTTAAGACTAGATTATATCCTAATGGAACGGAAACCGATCAAGGTACTTTTACATTAACCAATCCAACTTCAGTACGTTTTCAAGGCAGGGAAATAAGAATGAAAGTTAATAACGTATCCGGCGATTGGAGGGTCGGTATTATGCGTCTTAATACAATGAATGGAGGCACTCGATGAGATTAAGTTTACCGCCAGATGAGTACGATGTAGGTCAAGAAATAGAACGTAATAGGGAGATTGAGGCGGAAGATTTAATGAATAGAAAAAAGAGGCAGGACGTTGAAATAGCTTTACCGGAGAGGCTTATTTTATCAAGTCCAAATGGCAACCGATATTCAATAACAGTATCTAACGCGGGAAGTATAGTGGTGACGCAAATATGATAGATTTAAATAAATGTAAAAAATTAATAGAGCAGGCATTGGAGTACGCAAATGGGACACATACTACGGATGATATTTTTCGAGGAATTGAGAAAAGGCAGTACCAACTCTGGGACGCAGATAAGTCCTGCCTTATTACCGAAATTCTTGAATATCCTCAGAAAAAAGTTTGCCACGTATTTTTAGGAGCAGGCGATTTAGAAGAAATTATGGGGATGCACGAGTCCGTTATAACTTGGGCAAAAGCGTGCGGATGTTCAGAGTTGACTGTTAGTGGACGAGCCGGATGGCAAAAACCATTAAAAAAAGAAAATTGGAAACACGCATACACTACATTATACAAGGAGATTTAAATGTCTAAGGGCGGATCATCACAAACAACAGAAGTTAAAATACCTAAATGGCAGGAAGATGAAATTAAATTAGCTCTAGAAAAAGCTAAAGGATTAAATCTACCATACGCGCCTTACATGGGAGTTACATCGATAGCACCAAGTGAAAATAGAGACGCAAGTTTAAATATGGCTCGAAGTGCATTTGGTTTACCACAATATAAAAGCGCATTACCAGAACCCACAGAAATGGGTGGGATGAGAGGATATAGAGCCTATGACGTTTATGCGGATGCTTTAGAAAGATTTAAGCAACAAAACCCAGATCAGTACGCTCGTATTGTGGCTCAAACTGCACCACAAGGTACGATTAATCCGGTTAGCGGTATGCCCTTAACCGCAGGAGATACCTCTGCCACACCGGTTAGTTTAGACCCACAAAGCACAGTTAATTTAGACCCGCAAAGCACAGTAAGGAATACCGGAAGTGACGATAATTGGTCAGCACCGGAACATACCGGAATGGATTTATTAGATTGGTTAAGTGGGACTAACAATGAACAAGATACAGAAACTTTAGATGCGTTAGGTGGATATAATACAGATAATAGATCACAAAGTGAAAAATGGGACGATAAAGATACCGCACCGGATAAACCTAAATCAATATTTGATTACTTTTTTGGATAAGGAGACGTAAATGGCAAACGCAGGAAATAATATATATAATCAAGTCGCCGGTGGGATGACGGATGCTCAAAAGGGCATACAAAACTCGATGGCATACCAACCCACTCAATTTTCGCAAGATGCTTTAAGCCAATACATGAATCCATTTACATCTCAAGTAATAGATAACTCATTAGCTAATTTAGAAACGGCGAGGCAAAAGGCAATAGCCGGTGGTCAAGCAAATGCTATGAGTTCTGGCGCATACGGAGGTAGCCGACATGGGGTGAGTGATTCACTTACAAATGAGGCATTTGGCAAACAAGCAAGTGACTTAGCATCTAATTTAAATATGGCTAATTATAACCAAGCTCTAAACCAATTTAATACCGGAAACCAAGTAGGATTTCAGAATGCTCAAAATCAATTAGCCGGTGCAGGAGCGATGAGTCAGTTAGCAAATTTAGGATTTGGGATGGGTCAGAATCTAGACAATCAAGAATACCAGAGATCAGTTCAAGACCAAATGATGCAACAAAACTTGGCAAACCAAGCTCAACAAATGTTCAGCGGATTTACTAATCAAGGGACGCAAAACTTATCAACTCTATTATCCGCGTTAGGCATAGTCCCAAGTCAAGGCTCAACCACTCAATCACAAACACACGGACTGTTTGACTATATGACTTTATTAGCCACGAGTCTCGGCGGATTAAATAGGGCAGGAGTTAATCCATTTGGATTTGGTAACTAATACATGGCATATGTACCGGCACAAAACGTAACGAATAACATAGCCTTCTTAATGGAGGAAATGAATATGCCTTATGAGTTTGCCGTTGGTTACACCGCTAATAAAATGGCTGAAAGTGGTAATTTACTCGACCCATTTGCGAGGAATCAAAGTGGCGGTGCATATGGAATAAGTCAATGGCTCGGTGGCAGGCAGGATAATTTAAATGCTTTTAGAAAAACATTACCGGCGAATACTCCAGAATTTATAGTTCAGCAAAAATTCTTTCAACAAGAATTAACTAATAATAGTCCTTATGCCGATACTTTATCTATTCAAAGGCATAACGAATTATTAAATCGTTATTACGCAAATCAAGGTATGACTATGCCGGATATTGTGCAGGGATTAGAAAAAGCATTTTTTCGCTCTAGACCTAGAGGATATGAGAGTGAATTAACTCCAGAGGAAGAGAAGGCATATTTTAACTCTATGGGTCAACGAATGAAATTCGCAGAATTATTAACCGGTAAAAACTTAGGAGCAGGATATTATAAAATGATGAAAAATAGAAACATAGACCCAATGGATTTAATGAATTATGTAAATGCACCGCGTAAAACATTAATGGGGTCATTAAGCGATTTATTTAGCGATAATCAAGGAAAACAAGATAGATCATTAGATAGAGCCGGATTATTTAATGATATGGCTTTAGCATTTAATTCTATGCGTCTAAAACCAGACCAAAATTTGGCGATGGGTTTAACAGAGCAAAGGAAGGCTGATACTGAATTAAAATTATTTGCAGATAATAATAATAAAACAGTTGAATATTTAAAGAAAAATGGAAGATCAGATTTAATACCATTAGTCGGTACTATGGACGCAGATGATTTAATCGAATTAGCGAACACAGACCCAAGCAAATATTCTAAAGAAAATATAAGTGCCATAATGAATTTAAGCAAACAAGCCGGAGATAGACTAGAAGGTTATGAACAAAGACGAGATGCTTATAGAAAAATTATGAGTGCTTTTGAAGAGGGAGGTGGTATTTCGGATTATACACTTGTTACTGAGTATGCAAAACTCCTAGACCCACGATCGGCGGTTAATAACAAAGAGGCTGATGCCATAGCCGGTGCGGGTGGTTTTACATCAAGTATGATGAAAATAATAGCTAGAGAAATTGATATATTCAAAAAAAATAAAGACGATCCAAGTGCTGAAGCACCTAAGGAAAATGGTTTTTTGCCGGATAATATTAGAAGGCAAATAGCTAACTTAACAATGGAAAATTATAAAAGATATTCTGAAGATGCGGTAAATCTATTAGAGGGATTTTATCGGCAGGGTCAAGCATTCGGAGTTAAACAAGGTGATGACTCATTTATTTATAGAAATATTGTACCGGAAGGACAGGACTGGCGAACCGCTTGGACTAATGTAGAAGGTGTAGAAGTGCCAAAAGGTGAAGAGTTTTCCTTTACACCTTTTAGAGATTTAACTGATACACCTGCGCCGGATGAATATATTAAATCTGTTTTAAATGCGCCTAACAATACATTATCCGCTGAAGATATAGCGCGATCATGGAATGGATTAAGTTCACCACAGAAACGAGCAATATTAAGAGAATTAGGATTAAGAGATTAGGAGTTAAAAAATGGGTGAAGTTCTCGACAGTGTTATAGAAAATTTACAAAAACAAGCTCAAGAGCAAATGGATCTTGAAAATAGGAAAGGAAACATAAAAGAAGAAATGGGTCTACCATATGCTATGAGTCGTGGCTTTGGAGATATGCTAACTTTTAACAACGTAGATGATATGGTCGGAACTTTTACTAACTTAAACGAATTTTATAAACAAAATGGGTTTAGTGGAATTTTAAATCCAACTATATGGAGAAAATTTTCATCCCAAAAAGGAGCGGACGCTAAAGCAGAGTCGCAACAAAAAAGCGAGGATGCCTCAATAGGATATCCGGTAGGATATACAGTTGGGCAAGCCGGCGGTTTGGTAGCACCTGCGATTGTCCCATATGGCGGACAAATTAGAATAGCTAATGCTCTAAAAGAAGGAGTTAAATCATGGAAGGCTTGGGGAACTGCTACCGGATTAGGAGTCACCGCCGAGTCATTAAATTTAATGGGGCAAGATAAATTTAATTATGTAGAGGCACTGCGGGACGGCTCGATGATGGGCATTTTAGGATGGTCTATAGGTGGAGTTGGTAATAGAGTTGCACCGCCAGTCATGGATTTTCTAAAAAGAACATTCGGAGAAAGTTTAAGCAACAGAGCTACTGAAATGTTAGTAGACGCAATTAAAAGGGATGGAGTTACACCAGACCAAGCGATTGTGGATGTTATAAGAACCATGAAAAAGGATGGGTTAAGTCCAGTTGAGGCTAGTAAGGATTTAACGGATATGATTGATAATATAGCGAACAGTAATCCGGCAGTTATGAAACTAGTCAAATCATTACTAGAGGGGGACGAGTTATTAAGCACCTCTAGAATTAAATCA